CCCCCCACAACCTCAAGAGGTTTTCCATGGACCGCAACTTTGCGCGGGCGCTTGCGCTCGTCTTGAAATCCGAAGGCGGCTGGTCGGACAATCCGGCCGATCCGGGTGGTGCCACCATGAAGGGCGTCACGCTTGCCAATTTCCGCCGCTATGTGAAAGCCGATGCCAGCAAGGCCGACCTCAGGAAGGTCAGCGACGAACAGGTCGGCACCGTCTATCGACGCTTCTACTGGGATGCCGTTGCCGGTGCCGAGCTTCCGGGTGGCCTCGACTACGCGGTGTTCGATTTTGCCGTGAACAGCGGGCCGGGCAGGGCGGCGAAATACCTGCAGGCGATCGTTGGCGCCACCCAGGACGGCAGGATCGGCCCGGCGACGCTGAGCGCCGTGCAGGCGAGACCAGCTGCAGCTGTCATCGACGCGCTGTGCGATGCCCGGCTGGCCTTCCTGATGCGGCTGCCGACCTGGCCGACCTTCGGCAGGGGCTGGAGCGAGCGGGTCGGCTCGGTTCGCACGCAGGCGCTGTTGCTTTCGGCGGCCGCGCCGCCTCCAGATCCGTCTCCTGCACCCCCGCGGACCCAGTCATCGGACGCTTCGCCGGCACCTGCCGCTGCTCCGGCTATCCCGGACGCGCCTGCCGGGCGCAATGCATTCTGGCGCCTGGTTTCGGCGATTTTCAAAATCATCCTTGGAGGCAAGCCAGCATGATTGCCGTCATCATCCGCATTGCGCTGCGCTACGGCGCCGGCGTCCTCGTCGCCCGCGGCCTGCTTGGCGCCGGCGATGCCGCCGTCCTGTCCGGTGATCCCGAGATCCAGATGGCGCTCGAGACCGGCGTCGGCCTGGCGCTCAGCGCCGCCACCGAAGCCTGGTACGTCCTGGCACGAAAATTCCACTGGGCGAAGTGAGGAGACGCGAAAATGGTCGAGATCTTCACCGAGCTCATCCGCCAGGCGCTGCCCTGGGCTATCGGCGTGCTGCTCGTCGCCGGCGCGATCGTCGTGTGGTGGCTGTCATGACGGCATTGCTCTCCTTCTTCCTCGGCAACCCGACGATATCCGCTCTGCTGGCGTCGGTGGTTGCCGCACTTGGCTGGGGTCTCCGCCAGCGGCTGGCCGGCGCCAGTGCCGAGCGCGCCAGGCAGGCGGCCAAGGAGGCTGCGGCGCGCGACATCGCCGACCACGTCGACAACGATATCGGCGCGCTAAGCGCCGACACAGTCCGAAAGGAGCTGAAATCATGGGCAAGGGACTGATCCTCGCACTGCCGGTGCTTGTCGCGTTTGTCGTCGCCGGCTGCACGACCGCCTCAAGCGGCTTCTGCGCAGTCTCCTCGCCGCAGCGCCTGTCGGCCAAGGCTGTCGACGCGCTGTCTGACAAAGAGGCGAGGGCGCTGCTTTCGCACAATCGCAAGGGCCAAAAGCTCTGTGGCTGGAGGCCGTGATGCACGATCTGTTCGATCTCCTCGGCATCAAGGGACCGGTGGTGGCCGCCGGCCTTGCCGGCGGCGTGCTCAGGGCGCTGTCGCGCCATCGCTACAAGCTGCGCGAGATGGTCGCCTCGCCGATCTGCGGCGCGCTGGCGGCAGCCTATCTCACGCTGCCGGTCGTATCGTATTTCAAGGCAACCGGCCTGCCGATCCCCGATCCGGCCGACGACACCACCACGCTCGCCGCCGCCTTCCTCATCGGTGTCTCGGCGATGTGGATCTCCGACATCCTCTTCGAGGTGGTCGTGCGAAGGTTCAAGGCGGCGGCCAGGGAGGAGTGACACGCGCGTCGATGGCATTCACGACTGGACGAATGCAGCGACAATGCCCACCTTAGGGGAAATTCTAAGGAGACATGCTATGGCGACTTCCACCGAACGCGCAGTCCTTGCCGGCGGCTGCTTCTGGGGCATGCAGGACCTGATACGGCGCTATCCCGGCGTGATCTCGACCCGCGTCGGCTACAGCGGCGGCGACGTGCCCAACGCCACCTACCGCAACCACGGCACCCATGCCGAGGCGATTGAGATCATTTTCGATCCCGCCCGGATCGACTTCCGGACCCTGCTCGAATTCTTCTTCCAGATCCATGATCCGACAACCAGGAACCGCCAGGGCAATGATGTCGGCATGAGCTACCGTTCGGCGATCTTCTACACCAGTGACGAACAGCGGCGCATTGCCGAAGACACCATCGCCGACGTCGATGCCTCGGGGCTGTGGCCGGGCAAGGTCGCCACCGAAGTCGCACCTGTGGGTGACTTCTGGGAGGCCGAGCCAGAGCATCAGGACTATCTGGAGAAATATCCCAACGGCTACACCTGCCATTTCGTCAGACCGGGGTGGAAGCTTCCGGTTCGCGAAAAGGCCGCTTCATAGGCCCGATCGGCGCGCGGCGAATTTCCCTACCATCGCCGGAACATTAGACGACGCTAAGAGTTCTTTTTCCGGCAGCGCGCAACGGGTATGCTGCCTCATCGGGACCGGCATCCCGGTCGGCCCGCGTCTTCTGCGAGAGGCGCGGGCTTGCTCTGTGTCGACGATCAGATTCCGACCACCGATACCACCAGGATCCTGCCCGTCGTGCTGAAAGGCACGGCGGGCTTTTTGCGTTTCAGGGGTTCGGCAACGCTCCGCGTCCGCACCGGACTGCTCGCCCGGATACGCCGTCGGCCTCAGCCTTTGGCTCGGCGGCTTTCGGTCTCGTGGCTGCCGATCCAGTGCGCGCGGATGCGGTCGCTGGTTTCAAGGTAAGCCATGTCGATCAGATAGGTCAGCAGCTTCTCGCCATCGGCCTCGGCCTTCTGGCGCAATTCCCGCAATATTCCCTGCGCGAACTGCAGGTTTTCCATTTTGCTAGGCTGGTCCATCGGTGCCCCCAAAGTCTGCAAATGAATTCTGGCTGACTGTGCTTGCATGAAGATTGTAGTGGAACTCACGGCGAAGCTGTACTCGGTTGCAACAGCGGCTGATCAGCGAAGCTGTTGGACATTTTTCGGAAATGTCGATATTTTGCGCGACCAATCGGACCGCGACCATGCACGAAGACGAGGGCAGTACTCCCGACAAGTTGCAGGCCATGCTGGATGTGATCGCCAGAAGCGGTAACTCGACTCAGAGTGCGCGGGCCGATGTCGGCAAGCTGAAGGCGGACGCCGCTGCGGCAGCCGCGGTGTTGGTCGAATTTTACGGCGACATGGCCCTGGAGCGTGCCAGGCTGCTGGAGAGCCGCTCGCCCCAGTCCCATTTCGCTCGCATGGTGACCGCCGAAGTCAGCAGGCACGGCAAGGTCCCGCCCAGAAGCTAGCAAGGTTTGCGCTAGGACGATTTGCGCCTCCTTGATCCGCCGCCGCCAAGGCGTTGCTGCACTTCGTCCTGGGCATTGTCCAGAAGATAGCCGAGCAGATCCTGCCCGATCGATTGCGAAATTTCCTTGGCCTGCTCGATAAGGCTGTGGATCTCGCGCAGCGAGGCCTCCTCGCTATCGGCTTCCCGCGTGAGGTCGACGAACCAGCCGGGATACAGAGCCGCTTCCCCGAGATTGTCGACATAGCACTGGCCAACGGACAGGATCTTGCGAAGCCCCATCTTTTCCGAGCGCACCATGTAGACCTCGCGGAAGCTCGATCTCCGCTCCACCGCCCTGCGGATCGCCGTATGGACCCTCAGGCGATCCTTGGCCTCGACGCTTTGCATGCATCTTTCGAGCGATGCGCCATGGGAAAATTCTTCAAGCGTCAGCCCGAAATAGTCGGAAAGATTGGCGTCACCGTAGACCCGGTCACGCTTGATGTCCCAGGTCCAGAACCCATCGATCGGTGGATATCGCCGATGAACTCCGCGACCACGTTCAAGTGCCGACTCCATGAAAACCGCCCCGTTCGGTTTCAAGATTCGCAACACTATGTAGCAAAAGCCTAAAGAAACAAAGGTGGCCTTTTGTACAAGCCCAGCAAGACTCTCCACGCCAACTCGACCACGTACTTGAGTAGGGTAGTTGACATATCCAGAGATATGAACCCGGGAGAATTTTCTTTCATTAAAAGAATATATGATCTGGTAGCGCAACCACAACTTGGTACTTCACCAGATAACCAAAACGCTTGAGTCGCAGAATAATACTGAAAGTTGTATGAATCGCCGGTCAAGAATAGGTTCAGGCATTCTTAGGTTTTGCGAGGCCGACGCGGCAATGCTGGAAGTGTTGCCTGAGCCGCGCCGGCCAAAGCGGGTTCCAAAGGTCCACCGCAAGATGATTCTTAGCTGACCATCACCACCTCGGCAAAGCGACCGCCGGTTGCAAAATGCGGCATCGGCCTGCCGTGCTGGGTTAGAGGGGCCGCTGCTGCACGCTAGGCCGACTTGAGCAACTGGCGGATGCCGCCTGACAGCGGCTCGCCGGCGTCCGGCCTGCCTGTCGGGTCGTCAACGCCGCTCTCGCCGTCGAAGCGGTCATGCTCGAACTGCGGGGCGTCGGGCAGGGGCTGCAACCAGTGCTCGCGCCGGCTGATCCAGAGTTCGTAGTCCGGCTGCAGTTCGGTCGGCACAACGTCGAGGCTACCGATCATCACTTCGGCCTCGTCCTCGCCGACCGAGGTGACGCGCCCGCCGCAGGTCGGACAAAAGCTCCTGCCGCCGTAGGTGCTGACGATCCCGGCCGTCTCGAACGCTTCGAGCGGCCACACGGCGAAGGCCGAATAGGCCGATCCGCTGGTCTTGCGGCAGTCCTTGCAA